GGAAGGTTCTTGCATTTCTGGAGAAACAACTTATCCAGTGATGCTAGAATTTTCTGGGATGTAAAATGACTTTCCTAGAGAACGCTAATTTCGACTGGATGGATTTGCTCAATTTTAATGAGCGTCCCTTTAGGGCTAGTTTTGTACCTGCAAAAATATGGAAAGACCTAGATCGTTATAAGAATGATCCTGTCGGTCTTTGCAACTATTTTAAAAAATGGCGAACGAAAATAGTTTGGGTCAAAGAAAAGTCTAAAGCCAAATTCTGGGAAACCCATGTAGCGGTAGGTGGCGAATATGATCCAGAAGATCGCCAATGTATACTAATCATTCATACCGACAAATACGATACATTTAATTTCACTAAAGATTCTTGGATAAGATTTAAATTTAAACTTATTCAAGTAGAAATGCATGAGTTAATACATTTCATGCAATACGATCGCAGAGGCGATGAGTGGAGTAACTACGTACTTCCACACAAAAAAGTTGGCCATGTAAAGAAAGACGCTGAGAGAAGGTATCTCTCAGAATTTGATGAGATTCAAGCATATGCTCATTGCGTTTTTCTAGACTATAAAATGTTTAAACCAACAGTTCCAATATCTGTTCTTGTTTCTCGCTCGAGAACACATCGTGATTCTAAAACCCTCCACTATATCTTAAAGACTTTCAATTACGACTATCGTAATAATCATGCAATTCCCAAGCTGTTAAATCAGATAGGTAAGTGGGAACGCAAATATGATAGAACGTCTCGTCTTTCTCGCAGATCCTAAATAGTAAATATTGCTTGTCTTTTATTAAAAGACAGGTATAATAAAGTTACACTTTTACTAATAGGGCTAGTGATGCTAAACTTCAAATCTTTTATTAAAGAAGAACTTCTTGTAGAAAGGGCACTTTCACAAGATGTGGAATCCGATGATAAAGGTAAGTTGCACGAACTTCTTTTATCAAAATACCTTCATCCAAATACAGAATTACCACAACATCATCGTTCAGAGTCAGAAAATGATGAACATGCTGGTACTCCACAACAAGTCCACGATCGCCTAAAGAAAAAAATTGGCGACGCTGCATACAACGAAATCGACTCTCATGCTAAGAGCACGGCTGCTTCGTTAAAAGAACATTTAGAAAAACATGGACACATTGGTAATGGAGTCCATATTGGTAATGTTCATTGGACTTCAAACCCTGATAAATCTAACGTGGCAGGAGATCACGAAAAAACTACTGGTGTTAAAGATGTGAATTCTAATGCAGATTTAATCGTTACTTTACATGATAAGAATGGACAGAAAGTTGGCTATCATGGAGTTTCTGCAAAATATGGATCAAATGAACCTAACTATCGTAATCCAGGTCTTGATTCAATGGAAAAAACTGCAGGTATTGAGAAAGGATCTTTAAAGGCATTAACTGATAATCATCATAAACATATGGAATCATTAGGGTATAATGGTTCTGCAGATCAAAAAAATACCCAGTATAAAATTGATAAAATGGGTATCGATAAAATTAGAGCAGAACATTCAAAATATGAAGGTTTCGTCGCTCAAGGAAAAACTATCAGTAAGAAAAATAAACTAATGCACGAGCATTTGGGTAAATTTATTCAAGCACACGATAGTATGAAACCAAATGAACAACAAGAATTTTTACAGAAGGCACAGGCTCGTGCAGCTGGAGCAGAAGCATCTTCTTTAGTTGCAAAGACAGCAGTTGCTAAAAAGTTTCATGAGGGATTAGTTAGTAAATCTGATGACGAATTGCGTGATATAGTTCGCCAACATGTTTCTGCGCCAACTCATATCCCACATACTGTTGCTCATAGTAAAGTTAAAAACGACGGAACATCAGAACCTGTTATTAAATCGTCACATGGTATTGCTGATGAGGCAATGGCAAAGGTTAAAAATTTAAGTGTGCAGCATCAAGGAACATCTGCTGTTATTAAAGGTACTCATTCAGAGACAGGGAAGCCAGTTCGTTTAGCAACATTTACTGTGAAAAGTTCTTCTGGTCCACATAAAGGTTTAGTTGGAACATTTGGATTAAAATAATATGATTGATTTTTTAACATTTTTAACTGAAGCTGAAGAAGAAGGTGCTAAGTTAAAACATATTACTCATGCAGAAGATCGTCCATTGTTTCATGGCGCAGATGGTTTCAAACACGCTTATGATGCTCTACACGGAGCACATTTTCATACTAAACAAGGACAGCAATCAAATAAATTGACGATGAAGTATGATGGTTCTCCATCTATTGTATATGGGCATCATCCAGAAAATGGAAAGTTTTTTGTTGCATCAAAATCTGCATTTAATAAAAACCCAAAGTTAAATTATACGTCTGACGATGTAGAAAAGAATCATGGTCATGCTCCAGGATTGGTAGAAAAACTCAAAGCAGGTTTACAACATTTACCAAAAATTGCACCCAAGGAAGGTGTCTATCAAGGTGATATGATGTTTACTAGTCCTGATGTGAGAAAGGGTAAAGATGGTTCTGCATCATTCACACCAAATACTATTACATATACTGCCAAAGGTGATAGAGCAAAGGCAATTCACTCTGCTAAAGTTGGCGTAGTTACTCATACCAGATACACTGGTACTAATCTTACCAATATGCAGGCTTCTAGTAATGTTAGTGAGAGTGACTTTGGTAGTCATTCAGATGTGTTTCACCACACCGCCTCTTATGATTCTAGTGGTGCACAATATGGTAAACAATCGCAGGACAGAGTTCTTTCAGAATTGTCAAAAGCCAAAACCATTCACGAACGTGAAGGTGCAAAGATGTATAAAGCGATTCATCCAGAACATTCTGGTGAGGCTGGGCATCTGGGAACTTATATTAATCAGACTGTTCGTGATGGTTCTACACCAACAGCTGCTGGTTTGCAAGAACATATAGCAGGTAAATACCAAAAGATTGTATCTAAACTTAAAACAGAAAAGTCACAGAATGCTAAACTTGCTGAATTAAAAGATCATGTTGATCACATTAAGAAGAATCAAACGCACTATAATAATCTGTTACAAATCCATGGCCATCTAGGTAATGCTAAAAATGAATTGGTAAAATCATTAGAATCGAACGAAGGTTCTTATGCTCATTCTATTGGTGGTGTTGCTTCTAAGCCAGAAGGATTTGTTTATAATCATACTCATAATGGTAAAACAGAACCAACTAAATTGGTTAATCGTGCAGAATTTGCTAGACAAAATCTATTAAAGGCAAGAACTCCATCATCTGCAGTTACTGAAAAAGATAAACATCATGTTATAGCATTTGGTCGTATGAATCCTCCAACGGCAGGACATGAACAAGTTGTTAATACCCTAAAAGATAAAGCAAAAGAAGTTGGCGGAGATCACACTTTAATTCTATCTCATTCGCATGATACAAAGGATGGTAAAAATCCATTAAGTCCAGAGCAGAAATTAAAACATGCACGCAATGCATTCCCTGGAACTAATATTGAAGTAGCATCTAAAGATAAACCAACTCTATTACACCACGCTGTTGATTTATACAACAAGGGTGTGACACATCTACATTTTACTGGTGGTTCAGATCGTAAACAGATGGCTGATATGCTTCAAAAGTATAATGGTCAGAAATCTGCACATGGTTATTATAATTTTAAAAACATCCAATTTCATTCATCAGGTGAGCGTGAAGAGGGTGCTAAAGGTGTGACAGGTATTTCTGGAACTAAATTAAGAGAGCTGGCTTCTACTGGTAAGAAAAAAGAGTTCCACTCAAATTTATCTTCGCAGATGAAACCAGAACATAAAGACGAATTATATAATGACCTAAGAAAGGCAATGAAATAATGAAATTATTTACTTTAGCAGTTTCTTTTTTACTTACTGGATGTTCTTTTATTTTACCAGTTCCACATGATGGTGCATTGTTTAATAATTTAATTCAAGTTAAAGTTGCTATTGATAAAACTAACTGTCAGGATAAAGATTGGGCTCAATTGTATGGTAAAGTTGAGCAGTTAAAAGTTTATGCTTCTCTTAGAAAAGACCCACAGGCAAAAGCCATTGAGGAATTAGAGTCTGCGCTGAAGAGAGCTAACGCATCTAGCAATGAGAAGTTTTGCGAATCAGTACTTAAAATCAATCGTGTCAGAGTTGACACTGTAGCCGACGCATGGAGAGGAAGATGAGTTTATTTAACGAATTAAGAGAAATGTCTGGGCAAGAAGGTCCAGCTGGTAAATTAGCTGCAGATTTAATCGCTTTTAGAGAAGACTACGCAAGAGGCGACCTTTCTAGAGATGAGTATGAGTTTCTAGTTGGCGAGGTGGCCAGTGTTAGGGCACAGCAAGAATTGGCTTCAGACGAAGTAGCCTGTCGTTGGATATGTGCTGCAGCAGAGGCTATGTTGAGTTTAGCCTAATACTAAATAATAATAACCTTACTTAATTGATGGATCGTATGAAAGATTACAAACAACTAATTAGAGAATTACCTTCTAGTACATTTGTATGCGCACTGGGCGAATTTAATCCGCCTACAGTAGCTCACGAAGTATTGGTTAAGACAGTCAAAATAGTGGCAGAGCAGAATAGGGCTGACCACACAATCTTTACATCCCCATCAGAGTTAATCAGTGAAGAAAAGAAGTTTCATTTCTTAGAAATGTTATTTCCTAAGACCAAGTTTACTCAACTTGGAGAGTCGTTTTTTACTTCCAGAATAAAACTATTAAGTGAAAAATATAGAAATGTAATTATAGTTGCAGGATCAGATCAATTTACCGAATTTAAAAAATTAAAAGAATTTAATAATGTTAAAGTTATTTGTATCGAAAGCAAAGATCCTGATATTGATCAGAGCAAAATGAAACAGTTTGCAACTAAAGGTATTTACGAGGATTTTAAAAAATTATTACCATCAGCTATTCGTGATATCGACGCAAAGAGATTAATGAATGAAATGCGTCTTGGTATGAATTTAGAACCGATTAAAGAACAAATTGTATTAGTTAAAGATAAACTCCGTGAAAAATATTTTAAAGGAGAAATTTTTAATGAAGGTGATCTAGTTGAATCAGATGGTAAACAATACACTATTATAAAACGTGGATCAAACCATTTACTATTAAAAGAAGAAACAGGACAATTAGTTTCTAAATGGATTCAAGATGTTAAAATAATAGAGGGTGTAATCCAACAAAATGGAACAGATCAAATTAAACCTAATGGTCCAGAAAATGACAACACGACTGCCCCTCAAAAACCTGCAGGTGTTAAAAAGGGGTTTTTAACATTTTATAATTATAGTACCAAACAAAACCAAGAAACTAATATTAAAGAAGGATTATTTTCTTCAGATCCAAAACCTGATCAAGCAGCGCTGGATCGTGCTAAACTAGCAGCAAAACATGCTAAAGAAAAACAAACATTATCTATTAAACATAAAAGAGAAAAAGAATCTTTAAAAGAAGAAGATCTTGATGAGTCATCTGTGTATGACACTTATGTTAAAAATAGCAAAGATTATTCTTCTGTAGTTAAAACTCATGGTGTAGAAAAAACTAAAAAACTTATTGATGCATTAAAAACAGAAAGAGATTCTTTAAGAAAACAAGATTGGGCAGGACCAAAACATGTCCAACATCATGATTTTGCTATCCGTGGTCTGCAAAGAGCGATTGGAGAAGATACTAATCTTGAGGAAGCTAAAAAACAAAAAATACAAAATATACAAGTTGATCAATCTCCAGCAGCAATCAAATCTCCACCATTCGATCCTTTCTTTAAAGAAGAAGAAGACACTATTGAAATTGACGAGAACGAAATAGATGAAATTGTCAATTCTGTCACTGATGAAGAAATAGAAGAATTGTATGAAGAATCTGAGTTAGCGATTATTGACGAAGAAACTGGAGAAGAATTAGAAGTTGCAGAAGGTGAAGATAAAATAGATTTAATGGAAGTGTTATCAAGACAAGAACGCATGAAACAGAAAATGCGTTTACGTAAAACTGCAGCCAAAAGAAAAAGATCTACTAAAATTGCATTAAAACGATATTCAAATACACAAACCATTAATAAACGTGCCAGAAGATTAGCAATTAAACTTATGAAGAAAAGACTGTTGCGTGGTAGAGACCCATCAAAAATTTCTGTTGGCGAAAAAGAACGTGTCGAGCGAACCATATCAAAACGTAAAGATGTTATTAATAGAGTGGCACAAAGATTAACTTCACGAGTCCGCAAAGTAGAAAAAAATAGAATGTCTCATGGAAAGTTTACCAAAGGTTCAATGCCTTCAGTATTTTAAGGAATAAAAATGTTATCGTTTAAACAATATTTACAAGAAGCAGAATATCAAGGTCGTGATGTTCCACTTGGCAAACCAATGGCTGGAGATGTTAAGAAGTCAAAAGTTTATGTTAAAAATGAAAAAGGAAATGTCGTTAAAGTGAACTTTGGCGATAAGAATATGACTATCAAGAAACATATCCCAGGTCGTCGCAAAAATTTCCGTGCTCGTCATAATTGTGATAATCCAGGTCCAAAAACAAAAGCAAGATATTGGTCTTGCAGAGCATGGTAAATTAAATGTCTAAGATACACGTATTAAAAAATTCAGACACTGAAGCAGTTATTAAAGTATATACAACTGAGGCTTCTGGAGAATCTATCGATGTTAGTCTACAAACTTGGTTAACAACATCAAAACAAGTTTATGTTGCGGGTACAAATGACTCACCAGAAACTGATGGGCATTTCGCACAATACACTGGTTCTCATGTATTCATAACTGGTATATGGTGGGGATTAAAGAAAGATAAACAGTTAGATATAACACGTATTATCAATCCAACTGGACCAGTACTTCATAGTCATTATTATCTAATTAATTGTGGACAATACGAGTTTGATCACCATGGTTTTGCAGATAGAATTTATGCACACATGGATATTAGATTAACATTCGATGGTCCAGGACATTGTATTCTAAAACTACGTAAAATTGGATGGAATCCTAAAGTTGAAACTGCTGTGTTTGGTCCATATGATAACGAATCTGTAGTGGGAAGTTAATAATGAATCATGCAAGAATAGCATTAGCAAATACATTTTTTATGTATCAAAAGACA